GGATTAAATTTTATAAAAATGAAACACACGGTATTAATTAAAGCAAAGAATGCAGGTAAGTTTAACTATGCAAAGTTTGGAACTTACACTGGCAGAGGTGGACAAAAAATTTCACTTATGAATATGGATGGCGAACCATCTGCAGGTTATGAAATGTTTAGTGCAATTGTTGCATTAGATATTAATGATGAGTATGATAGTAGAGTATATAAGTTTTTACAAAATCATCCATTAGTAAATAGTGGTGGGTTTGTATTAGAAGACTTATCTGCTGTAGAAAATGAAAAAGCTGAAGAGTCATTAGCTAAAGCTGATGCAGTTACAGCTGCTGCTATGCTATCTAAAAAAGAAATAGAAGACTTATGTCATCTTATTGGATTAAATGGCGATTGGGATGATAATATTCGTAAGGCTAAAGTAATTGCTTATGCTAATGATAATCCAAAAAGATTCTTAGAAGTAAGAGAGGATGCTGACGCACCTATCAAAATCTTTATAAAAAAGTGTATGGCTAAAGACTTATTCACAAGAGTTAATGGTGTATATAAATATGGAACTACAACTATTGGACTAACCGAAGATCAAACAGTACAGTGGGTAAAAGATAATGCTGATATACACGCATTACTTAAAAACGAACTTAGAGGACCTAAGCCACGTACAAAACAAAAAGTTGAATTAAAAGATAAAGTTTAATAATGACATTTGGACAAGCGCATGTTTTAATGGACTTGCTTTTAGATAAAGCAGACCAACCATACTTTACTACACAAGAAAAAGACAAGTTCTTAAACATTGCATACTTTAATTGGTTTAATTCAGCTATAGAGAAATACGATAAAGATCCTCGTATAGCAAAAATTTTGCATCCATTGGTTAGGGAATCACATGGATATTTTGAATTTGACGGGCGTATACTTATTCATATACAAACAGCAAAACGAGGACATAGAGTTCCTTATTATGATACAACAAGTCTTGATGATCAAACTAATTTTGGAATACCTTTAGGTACATTGAGAGGTCCAAATTATCCAGTAGCTAAACTATTAAGTGTGTCTGTTAAGTACTCTAAAATAGAAGGAGGACTTATTAATGAATGGGTGGAATGTGAAGCAGCTAAATCAAATGAATTTAATCATCAATATTATCATCAAAACAAAGATCCATTTAACAAGCCAACAACTGAACATCCAAAATACTCTCTTAAAGATGCAGTTATATCTATAATGCCTAATTATGCCTTTGATATTAATGGAAATCATGCTTTAGGTGGAAAAAGATTGATTGGATGGAGGCAATCAGTAGCAAATTATACTGAATTTGCTCCAGCTATAGAAGATGATCCAGAAACAGTAGATGTGGATGAAACATTAGAAGCTGTTAATTTTGCATCAGGAAATTTATCAAGATGGTTGTGTAGATATATTGTTTTCCCACTAGCATCAAACGTAGCTGGGGCTGATTATGATGAAAATGATTTAAGTAAACCAGATCTTTGGGGAACAAGAAACGTTCAAATGGGGGCTTTGACATATAGAAATTATCGAAGAGCTAATGGTGACAACGATTATGATTATGGATCATCAGCCTCTTTACAATGGGGTTATCCAGAATCAGTGTGTCACGAGATAATTCAAAATGCAGTAAGATTGATGACTTCAAATATTGAAGGAGCAAACTATCAATCACAAGCAATTGAAGCAGAGCAGAGCAGATCAATATAAACGAGCTTTTTGCTCCCTGCGCAATGATAGGCTGTATCATCTTTTTGATGTGAGGCCTATTGTTGTTTTATAAAGTAAAATAAAGTATTTTTGTATCATGGCATCATTGAATGAAATAGCGTATAATATCAAAAACATGGCGTATGGTGGTAGCTCTACCATTAATGAAGAAAATATTGGAATACGTCAAATAAAATTTTGGGTACATTATTATAGAGCTAAAATGATTAAAGATTTTTACTTAAAAGGTAAAAACCTACCATATGAGTTTTATCAAAAACATCAGCCTGTAAGAAAGGATGTGCCTTATATGAGAGAAACTTATGGTGGTGGTGCAATTAATACACTTGCAAACGAAATAACTGGATGGGAAAAAGCTATACTAGTGTATTCTGCAAGAGTTGCTGATTTAGCAAATGCAGCTACTACTGTAGAAGATGATCCAAATACCGAAGATATAAATGAAGCAGTATCATCTGCTTTGTCAGAAGCAACTGTTGCTGCTATAGGAAATTTTTGGGATGATTTTTATGGACAAGATTTTTATGAATATAATTTAAACGAAAGCAATTATGACTACGGTCGCATAGAATTTGCAGTACCTGAATTAATCAATGTTAATCATGGTATTACTAATTTAGAAATAAGAAAAAGTGGAGTTCAAGGTGAAATTCATACAAATCAAAATACAAGAACAATTAATGTTCCAATAGTGACAAAACAAGAGTCTCAAAATTCTAAATATAATAGGTTCACAAAAAATAGCATAAAAGCTCATATAGAAACTCGAGTTTCATCACCATACAGTCAATATAGAAATGAGTGTCAAGTTAGAATAGATAGACTTAGATCTGTTTATAAATCTGCTTCAGACGGTCTTATAAAACATGCTATACCATATGCAGTGTATTTAGATGGATTATTCGCAAATCCTACTGAAGCAAGTTATTATAGAAATGATGATGATGTTTATCCAATACCTGAATATTTAATATCAGAGTTGAATCAAAATATACTTTCTAAAGAAATGGCATTGGCATTATCAACAATAAGCGATGATTTAGATGATGAAAGAGATAGTACAAAAATTATTCAGTCGAAAGCACAGGGACAAGTACGAAAACGCTCGTGACATATTTAAAAATGTCAGGGAAAATGTAACAGTCAAAGGGGAGTGGCTAAAAGGAAAAAAAGAATATAGAAGAAACAAACTGGATTATAAAACATATTATGCAGTTGTTTCAAGGTTTTTTGAAATATTGATAAGAGATGTAGTGCATCGAAATGAACTTGTGCATTTGCCTTGTGATTTTGGTTATGTGTACCTAGACAAGAAAGAACACAGCAGAGCATTTCATTATCGAATTGATATTAATGAATCTAATATTCAAGGTAAACTTGTTAAATATAAAGTTCCAATATTAGATGATTACTATCACAAAATAGTTTGGGTAAGACCAAAAAAATATAGTAAATGTAAAATAATGCCTTTGGGCGATTTTAAAAAAGAAATAAGCAAATTAAAAACTACATAGATGGCAACTGAATTAACAGCACAATCTTTAACAGTAACAATAACAGAAGCATTAGCTGTAGATCATGCTAATGGTGAAACTAATGATATAGACTTTGCACAAGTATATACGCATACATATTCAAGTATAGCTAATGTGTCTAAAAGAATTATAAAATTAGCTAATACAAATCTTACAGAAATAGCAACATTTGGTAGTGATACACAAAACGGAGCATTTGTTCGTGGCGATATTAAATATATAAGAGTTACTAATTTAGACGCATCTGACGCACTCCAAGTAGGTATGGATGACGAAGACTCTGATGCAGCATACACTTCAGTAGCTGCTGATAGCAGTATAATATTTACAGGCACTACTGTAGAGGGTGATAATGGTGGATCAACATTGGATAATGCTACAGCATTAAAAGTTAAAGGCGCAGCAAATCAACAATTAGAATTATTTATAGCATCATCATAATATGCATGTACCAGTAAACAGAGTATTTAATAATGTATCAAGAAATCTTGGTCTACAAACCTATGCTAATAATTTAGACTCTTGGTCTGAATGGGCTTTTGAAGCTGAACAATATATAGGGAGTAATAAAACATTTTTGCAAAAAGAAATTGTATATTCTGCAACACCAGCACAAGCAACAGCACAATTTTCATTAGAGGTTGATAACACAAATCTTGATAAAGAATATGTAGAAATAAATGGTGTAAGATTTATTTTTAGAGATACATCAAGTTCAAATTTTATTGGTACAGTAACAGACAGTTTTGAGGTTGCTGTTGCTGCTAATTTAGCTGAATCAATCAAAACTTTTGCTTTAAAAGTAAATAGTACATATTACGAAAAAATACAAGGGATAACAGCAGCACACACAGATACTGTAAATACTGGCGATAAAACTATAACACTTAATGTAAACGATAGTGGTAATTTTGGTAATGATTACACTATAGAGACTAGTAATGGAATAAAAGTTACAAAGTTTTTTAGTGGAGGTAAGGATATACTTAACAACAAACAAATTAGATTACCAGATAACTATGTAAAAGTTCTTAGTGTTAGAGCAGGTGATGCTATTGTTCAGCCTACAAGTTCACAATATAAAAGTAAAGTGTCTACTTTATTGGATAGATTTTACATAAATGGTAACAGAATTAATTTTACTGCTGATTATACTTCTGATGTAGTGGTAACTATATTATCAGTTCCATTATCAGTAGAAGGTTATCCAATGATACTACAAGGACATGAAGAAGCTGTAGCGCATTACATTATGTGGAAACATAAACTTATTGGTTATTATGCTGGTGAAGTTCCACAATACATAGTTAAAGATTTAGAAAGAAGGTGGTATCAACTATGTGGTAAAGCAAGGGGTGATGATAATATGCCTACCTCAATAGAATTATTGAAAATTGGTAAACTATGGAATACAAAAATTCCATTGACATCTTTCAATCCACCATTGTATGACGGATTAAATAGTTATTAATGTCACAAAAAAGCGCACCTAAAGGTTTTAGTAAAGGTTTAATTACCGATGTAGATCCACGCTATCAATTAGAAGGATCATACAGAGATGCCATGAATGTTAAGGTAGTCAATACTGATGGCACTACATTTACCATAGAAAATATTAATGGCAATAGAAAGGTAGTAGATCTACATAATTTTGATAAAACATTTCCTGCTTCTTATTCAGGTGATGGTAATGAGGTATCAGCATTTACAAATCAATACTTTAAAGGTACAGACTTTAGGCCAACAGGAATTACTGGTCAGCCAATGTCACAAGCTGCTAATATAGTTGGTCATTTTTCATTTAGAAATGAGTTAGTAATTATTGTTTGTGGTTATATATTTTATGGAAGTTCAAATGGATCACAAACTACTGGTGATTTTAGAACAGCTTTTTTTAAAATAGTTTTTAATGGTGAAGGTGAGGTAGAAAAATTTATAGATTTAAGGGTAGCGTATAATCCTGTTTCAGGAACCAATAGATTTCCTAATCTTAACATGCATCCATTTATCAAATGTAGAGTTGAAGGTATAATAGAGAATGATGCAATATCAAGAATATATTGGACAGATAATAAAAATCCATTAAGAACATTTTCATTAAATGATCCTGATATTCACACAATGAATCCATCAGAGTTGGATATTACTCCAAAGGCAACACATAATCAAATAGCATTAAAAAGCACAATTAGTGGTTCGTTGCCAGTTGGTGTATATCAATACTGTTATAAATATATAACAGATGCTGGATCAGAATCAGGAATATCACCATTAAGTAATATTTATCATATATCTAATACAAGTAGTGCAAGTTCTGCTACATATTATGGAGGTACACCAGGATCTTTATCTAATGATGGTTTTTTACTTAAAATAACAAATTTAGATACAAGGTTTGATGCTATTACAATATATGCTGTATATTATAATTCTTTAGGAGCAGTTCCTCAGGTGTCAGAAGTAGCTACAAAAAATATTTTGTCTGACGCACAAATAGAT